CCTGCCTGTGCAGAATGTCATTACCGAGCAGATAACCGACCCCATCAGCGGTTTGCCGTCTATTCGGCAAACTCCCACAACCAGAATTGAAGAACGCGAAAGGGAAGTCGTTGAGTTTGATGGCCCCGACTTCATCCTGGAGAACTTGGAAGACTGGATACTGCCAGCCTCGGCGGCTTCCAGCGACTTGGAAGACATTGACCACTTTATCCGCCGCATCGAGCTGTCCGTGGACGATATTCTGGATATGCGCGATGAAGGCAAGCTGGATGAGAAGATACTCACCAAGAGCAAGGTGGAAGACCTTCGCCGGCGGGCCGCTGGCAAGTCGAAATCGGACACCGCCAGCACCCAAGAGGTCAGCATTGAGCGTGACGTACAGGAAGGTTTGCCGCCGGTGCCGCAAGGGCGGGAAGAATCGGTTGTGCTCCACAACTGGTTTGGACGATTCCGCCTCGGTGACGCTGAACGCAGCCAAGAAGTAGTGGCTTTCTTCAGCCCCGACTTGCAGGAGATTATCGGTGTTTGCCGCTTGATAGACATCTCCCCTGACGGGCGGCGCGGATTCATCCATTCGCAAGGCATTGCCGATGTCAACCGTCTCTGGGGCATTGGACTGTGCGAGTTGCTGGAACCGATACAGGCCGAGATGGATGCTTTCCACCGACTGGCGGTGTCGGCTGGCGAGGGCGCTATCGGCCCAGTAATCTTCGCTTCCCCCGCCAGTGGTTTTGACCCCGAGAAGACTCGTATTGAGCCTTACACCGTTATCTGGACAAATGACCCCAACTCGGTGAAAGCGGTCAATCTGGGTCAAATCCAGCTTCAGCCCTATGTTTTGCTGATGCAGGAATTGCTGGCTTTTGGCGAGCGGCTAACCGCGCTTACTGACCCGCAACTTGGCCGTCAATTCGACCGTCCCAACGCCCCGCGCACATTCGGCCAGCAAGCTTTGTTACAACAAGAATCCAATGTGCGCTTGCTGCTGGATATTCGCTTGGAACGCGAAAACCTGCGGGCATTGCTGAAGCGTATCTGGGAGCTGGACAAGCGGTTTCTGTCCAAGCCGATGTTCTTCCGCGTAACCGAGGAAAGCGGCGAGGATGTTCTTACCGAAGAAGATATGCAAGGTGAGTACGACTTTGACATCGGGCCAATTACCGCTGTCAGCAACCGCGCCCAAAAGATGCAGGAATTGATGCAGGCATTTGCGCTCTCCATGCAGACCGGTATGCCGCCGGTGGTGATTGCTTTGTTCAAGAAAGTACTGGAAAAGCTGGGTCATTCAGACGTAGCCGCTTTGCTTCCGTCACCGGAACAAATGCGCCCGCCGATGAGTCCAGAAGAGGAAAACGTGCGTATGCTGCAGGGCGAGGACGTTGACCCCAGCCCAATGGACAACCACGCCCAGCATATAGCCAAGCACCAGGAACAGTTAGCCCGGCTTGATTTGCAGGTATCGGCTGACTTGGCTGGTAATGCCATTCTGTCATCGTCTTATTTCCATCCCAATGCTAAGGCTAATATCTCCGCTCACATTGCCGAGCACCAACAAGCTGGCAGCGGGCAGATGGGGCAGATGATGGGCGGAATGATGGGAATGGGCGGAGGTGCGACATTGTTTCCCCAAGCAGGACAAACAATGGGCAACACTATGCCAGCGGTGGAGAATCCGGCTGAAACTGCTCAAAGCCAGCTGGCTTCTATGCTCAATACTGGTTCGATGAACATAGCCTGAGATGTCGGACAAGATACTCTTTGCCGGCGGCAATGTTGCTGACTTGCAGGACAACCCAGCATGGCTTGAGATTACCAGGCGGTTAGCAGATGAGTTGTTGGTAGTGGGAAACGAATTGGAGTCCAGTGAACCCTTTCAGCACGGCATTGCAGTTGGCAAGCGCAGAATGCTGCGTATGGTTATAGATTTGCCCAGCCGCTTGAAAGAAGAACTGGACGGCAAGGGCATCTCCCGCAAGGTAAGGCGATAATTGGTACGGGAATCATTCAACAAGACAATGGGAGTAAGAATGCCTAAGCATACAGTTGGTGAACGTAGAAAGAAACAGGGCAAAGTACACAAGGTGATGTCAGAATTCAAGCGGGGAACACTTCACTCTGGTTCTGGTGGTAAGGTAACCAGTCGCAGACAGGCTATTGCTATTGCTATGTCGGAAGCTGGCCTGTCTCGCAAGAAGCGCGGCAAAAAGCGCCACAACCCTTCGTCACCCTTCCCCAACCGCAAGGGTGAGTTTGAGGCTAGTGGTAAACTAGGGATAGGAGCAGGTATTGCTTACATCTCCTGACATCGCGGGTCGCGCCACCGCGTCAGTAAGCGCGTAAGGTTAGAGGAGAAACTGTGGCTGTAACAGAGACAGGTAGCGGAACGGTTGAGAGAGTAGTTGAAGTACCAGCAGAGACTACGGTTACCGAAGCTGTTGACGAGCGCGGAGTACCGTACAAGAACTTGGTAGCGGAGTTAGAGCGCAAATTGGGCGAAGCAGCGGAACAGAACACCAAGTACCAGCAAGCATTGGGCTATTATGCCCAGCAGTACCAAGCCCCTGCCCCGCAGCCGGCTCCAGTGGCAGAGGATGTCGAAGCCAGGTTTGACGAACCAACCAAGAAGTTTGTCACCCAAGTAGCAGCCAGAGAAGCCAAGCGTATAGCCTACGAACTGGTTACGCAAGCCAACGCGCAGCAAAATATCGGCAATGACCAAGAGATTCAGCAGGAAGCAACGCGGTGGTATCAGGCATTGAAAGTAAACCCGCTTTACTCCACCGACAGTGACATCAAGGTTTGGGACAGAGCGGTAGCCGAAGCCAGAGTTTCGGTGCTTGGCCGTCGGATGGAAGCCGCCAGCAAAGCAACTGCTGCGGCTACGGTGCGTGATGCTGCGGCGGCTACTCAGCTTCCACCCACAAGAGGCAACAACGAGCCATCGGCCACCGACCGCGATAAGTTCATAGCCGAATTCATCAAAGACGATGAGAACCGCCGCATGGTGCGCAAGCTAGATAGAGTTGACCCTGACAGCGAAGAAGGCCAGCGGCTGCTGAAAGAAACCGCTGAACTCAACTGGCGGGAACCCATCAAGCTGTCGCCCAAGATAAAGCTGGCAGCGGAAGCGTTCAAGCAAGGTCAAGTTAACATCGTGGAGGAACGCTAGATGGCACTCTTCAAGCGCAAGGACGACTACCCGGCTGGTGAGGCTAGCACTGATGCTGGTGTTGTTGCTTCACCGGAACCAGTTGTAGACAAGGTAACCGACCCCTTCGATAAGAAGCTGGATTACTTCGAGTACACCAAAGACCCTAACGCCTTGGATGACTGGGAATACCAAGAAGGTGTCAATCCTCTTACGCTGCCCCGCGACATCCGGGAAAGCTACCCCAACCTGCGTTTCCGCTGGGTATCGGAGTACAACCTGCGAACCAAAGGTGAAAACTACCATGGCTGGCAGTTGTTCAAAGACGGCAAGCGTCCAGAAGGTGTGCGACGCGGAAACGACTTGCGCCTAGCGGCAATGCCGGAGGAGCGTGCCCAGCGCTACAACGACGAAATGGCCTATCGCTCAACCGCCAACGTCAAGGGTTTGCAGGAGCGTCAAATTCGCAACGTAGTGGAAGCCGAGAAAATACCGGGAGTATCAGCTTTGCGCGTTGAGGGCGAAGTGGGAGGGGTTTCCATCGGCCCTGGTCGCAGTGGCCAGCAACGCGGTTATTCCCGCGAAGAAGTGCGCGAAATGATTATCAAAGCTCGTGAGGAGCGGGCCAAAGGCCGCAAGAGTTACTCCTTTCTGGGAGGAATACCCAAACCCGGTGGATAGCATTGCAGACAATATCGTCACTGCTTCGATACTCTTGTCGGACTTGCCAGAGGAAGGTTGCGAAGAAGGATTTGTTTGTCGGGTTGTGCGCGGTATGTTTAGAGACGCGTTCGCGGAATCTGCGCAATGGCAACTTCAACCCGCAGGAATTCCACACCGGTATCTACCGCTGTTATGAGTGCAAGCGGGAGCTTACGGAGCGGTATGGATATTTACACTGGGTATGCGATGCCCAATCATTTGCAATCTTTTGCGTCCGGTGCTCCGACCACAAGTGGAGCACAGACGCGCAGTACAGAGGCACAATTTTTGCTTACGAGCAAAAGATTCAGTAGGAGGAAATAAGTTATGGCGAACGACGACGCACCCCATGGCTTTCGTTTTGTCGCTCAACTTGACGGCGGAGACCCGCAAATCCGTGTTTTCGTCAAGGCGGCAGCCGACGGAACGCTTCTGGGGAAATGGGATTTGGTAGACGTAACTGGGGCAGAAGACGTGGTAGCGCGTGGCGCAGCAGGAGGGCCGTTTGTTGGCCCCACACTGGCGGCAGGCGCTGCATCCACGCTGACTAACCAGCCAACGATTATTTGCAGTGAGCGCACATTGCTGGAGGCTCAGGAAGACTCGGTAGGTGGCGCCATCGCAGCGGCCAGCGAACAGCTGAACGCTGATGTGATAGTTGCCGCTGCTGTCCAGGGTATCTCGCAGATGGAGATTGACTCCAACACTGCTGCCACCACTGCAACACTTGACTTAAGCCTGTATCAAATCGCTCCCTACGTAGGCAACGCTCAGGGGAACCAGGCCCGCTGGTTTGTTCGCCTGAATGACCTGCGTTACGGCGACTTGAAAGCTGGCATATAACTAGGAGGGAAGAAGTAAATGGCTACTATGGTTCGTGCATCGTTTCCCGACTGGTTGACAACTGCTGCGCTGCCGTTTCTCCGCCGCCTGGTAGAAAGCGGGCGGAAGAAGCGGCCACGCTGGTTCGAGCCGGTATTCCGCATGGAAACAAGCGACCGACCACATGAGCAGTACACCTCAATCGCCAAGTTTGGAACCTTTGTCGAGACGGATGAAGGCGCGTCGGTAACCTACGATACTGCTATCCAGGGCTACGACAAGACTTTGACTCCCTTGCAGTACAGCTTGGGGTTCAGGATTTCTAGGCTGGCGTTTGACGACGACCGGTTGGGTGCTTTACGCAACATGGCGAAAGACTTGGGATGGAGTTACACCGAATCCGAGAACATCCTGAGTGCCGACATCTTCAACAACGGGTACAACTCGTCTTTCACCGGGCCGGATGGTGTGGAGCTTTTCTCCACTTTGCACCTGCGGGAAGACGCGGTAGCGTTCAACAACGAGCTTGACACTGCTGCTGACCTGTCTATCACCAGTTTGCGGACAGCTTTCATTGACTTCCGCGACTTCCGTGATGGACGTGGCAAGCGGCTGATGTTGCG